CCTCGTCGTTGCACGCGTGGAAATCGGAACTACTAATGCAGAATTGGCTATCAAGACAGGGAACTTAAATCCGCAACAAAACAACACAATCTGGGAGTTACCTCTGGCCATGATAGCGGTTACCAATGGTGCAGTTTCTATAACTAACGCGAATATAACAGATTTGAGAATTATGTATGGAGACCTTAGCGAAAAATTACTAGTGGACGTAACGAATAGCACAGACTACACAATTCAAGCAGGGCAAGAAAAAACACTCTCATTCGATACTGTAACTACAGATTTTTACTTGTATGGATTACTAGGTAGCTATCTAAGCCCGCGTGTAACAGCATGGTACAACATAGAAGTTAATATGCAATGGTTACCAGCCTCTCCAACTGCTAAACCGATCGTCTTCAGCGTTTACGTAGCAGACGGAACCACATTTTCCACGCGTGAAATATATCGTATCTCCTCAGCCCAGACGGCTGGAGGTGCTGTTACATTTAACTTCGATAGAAATTTTCTAATCAATCAAGGAGATTTTCTATATGTAAGCGTTAAAAACACATCTGATGCGGATATAGATGTGAAGTCTGTAGCGAGTACTTCACCCCTGTTTAAGATGTATATAACGTCGTATCCCTTAGAGGTCATGTAATTGGTATGCAAAAATAAAGAAGAGGCCATCTGGCCTCTCTTTTTACATCGTATGTTCCTATTCTAGTTTTTTAAATAAGAGTTGCTTTTTTCGCAACATTCTTTATTTAAATACACCGTGTGTTCTGGTTGCGTTTTTTAAATAAGAGTTGCTTTTTTTTGCAACATTCTTTATTTAAATACATCATGTGTTCCTGTTCCATTTAGTTCATATACGAGTTAATGCTTTTAGAATGCGTATTTATTAAGCATAATTTACATTCCACTTAGTTCCTATAAATCTTACTCTTAATACTTACTATTATACACATTTTCATTTTAGATTTCAAGTATTTCTGCTTTTTTGCGGTTGTGTCATGTACTCTTTGTAATCTTGATCTGCATCTATTATCCATTCTCGTCCTAGCCTCGTACACCTTATGTGCCCGTTTTTACATAATCCTGCAACATGCCGCATGGTAACCCCCCATTTTTGGGAGGCTTCTTTTGTATTCATATAATTTTTAAACAATTTAGCTCATCCTTTCCAGCTCTTTTGTATAATATCCGTATTAGTATTTTTCTTCGCGTATAGTTTCAACTTTCCCATTTGGCATCGCATAAGTTACATATATATAAAAATCACAATCAATATTGGGATCATTACACTCTTCTAGTTCCCCGTACTCTATCACTACTTTTTGTTTTGTTAATTTAGCTTGTGCCAATTTTTCTTCTATTTCTTGTTCTTTTTCTAATTTTTTCATCTGTGAATACTGTTCGTATTTTTCTTTTTTTATCTTAGATGCTTCGATCAATTTCTTAAAGTCCGCAAACGTCATATGAAAATCTGTACTGTCTACGTATGCCTCTCTCGTTGCTTCAATCCCTGTTACTTCTTTTATAAATTCAGATGAACTATATTCAAGGGCAGTTGATACACAAGGGTGTTCTTTTAACTCAGAACCCATTTTATTAACCGAAAACAAAGTATAGATCCCTGTTTTTGAAATAGTTATTTTTGCATCATCTTCTAATGCCAAAAATTCTTTCTCTAATTTATCCATCTTATCTTTTTTTGCAAATTCTTTAACACCTTGCGCCGATTCATGTAGCAATTTTAATCCGTTTTTGTATTTTAGTGCTTTTGCTATCGATGCATAATGAGCGATTTCATAATACCAACCGTGTTTTTTGTCTTCCCTTACGCCTATACACTCACTCCTCAAATCTCCCATTTCTACATATATTTTTCCATTGGATACAACTACATTGAACTCGTTTCCTTGCTTCGTAAATGATGTATATTTTGTCATATTTATTGCCCCTTTTTTTGTGTGTTTTTTGCTATGTTTATAATATATCATTTCCTTTAAAAGAAATCAAGTGAAATTAACAAATAAAAAAAGACACCCGTTAGGATGTCAGCAACGTGAATATTGAGGAGAATTTTATAGGTAATAACCCTACTCGGTTCAATACTTCTAGAATAATAATAACAACCAAGAACGTAACAAACGGATGTATCTTTTTTTTAAACATTCTACCACCTTCTTAATGAGGGAATGACTTCCCCATTGGATCTTCTAGCACACTAATTTTTTTATACTCTTTTGCTATTTCTTTTTTATTGTTCCAAAGCCACATACCTGTTACGTGGCCAGCTCCGCCAATCGCCCCCGGTACAGGTGTTCCGGTCATAGCGGTGCTAATAGCTCCACCAACAACAGCTTCGCCAACCAAGGTATCAACTTTAAATTCAGAAAAATTACCTCCTTTTGGAACTGGCTTTGGAACATACTGCTTTATTTCTGGTTTCGGAGCTGGCTTAGGAGCTGGCTTCTTAGCGACTGGTTTAGCCTTAGGAGCTGGCTTCTTAGCAACTGGCTTCGGCTTCGGCTTAGGAGCTGGTTTTCTAGCTGGTGGCCTATATGGATTCTGCTTCAAATATTTGTCTACATCGATGACGTTAACTTGTCGCCCACTCTCGTCTGTGCCATACAATCCCATCCCCTGTGCATTCTCGCTAATTATAAATCCAAAAACAAATGCTGTAAAAAATGTGAATACTGCTAGTTTAATGCATCTTGACACTCTCTTCAATTCCTCTCATTGTGTAGTCTTACTAGATTATAAGCATAGTTTCATATATTTTCCATAGGAAAAACTTTCCAATTATAATGCACAAAAAAAACTCAGGAACTTTTCTCCTGAGTATGCGTAATTACCTTGAACTCCTCCACGGACGATAAATCCCAAATACAACCGCTTGCACAGTCCCACCCGTAGTACCACATCAGATCAAACCTACATGACCATTGGTACGGCGCGATTATAACTCCTTGGTAGTCTTGTTTTATCCTTGTCCAATCCAGAAACATTGTCATTAGTTTCTCATACCATGCATATTCTGGATCAGTGTTGGGGTATTTTTCGCCGAAATTCATGAGTTCGGACGGGGAATTGAGATGGAGTATATTAGCATCATCTTTCAATTTAACCTCGTGCGCGTGGGTGATATTATCCACCCAGTCAGTTTGCTCACACCACCATCTCCAATCGTAATCGCCTTGTACGCTTACCCATAATCCAGCAGGCTTTAGTATTGCGTCTTCTTTATCTATGTATATACGCTCAGGATCGAATTCAACGGCGTTTGATGCGTAGTGTATTAGCTTCATTTTTTTTAAAGAATCCAGCAAGAACCTCTTCCTTTCCATATTTTTTTTCAAGTTCAACGAGGCTTAGAACAGCTTCTTCTTGTATCTTTTCCAACAATGTTTTAAGTTGTTCCGCATCTTCGCGTTCTTTATCTATTGCTAATAGTTCAATAGTATTTCCTGCCCAACGTAATTGCATCTTAGTTTTTGTAACAAGCGGATCATTAAGAAGTTTTTCTTTCATTTTTTTACCTCCTTATTCAGAGTGAATTACTTTTACTTGCCCCGAGTTAATAGTTATTTCTAATTTGACCTGCTCATTTTTCTCAACTGGTAAATTAAGATGATCTCCACGAATATACGATTTCATAAACTTATCAAAAGGCTCTGTACACATATTGCTTATTTCTCGAACTCTGTTCCTTAAAACAGTTTCTCTTTCTTTAGCCTCTTCACTATTAAACTCAGGAACGATTTCTTTAAATCGTTCTTTGCTTAATATCAGTTCCAATGCGGAAAATATTTTTCTTATTTCTTCCTCGGTCATCTCTTCTAGTGCAGTGTAAAGTTCTTCTCTCATTTTTGCCCCCCAAAGTATATTCCGTATTTTTTTCCACGGATTATCCCGTACCACTTTCCTTGGTTTTTTTCTTTGCTTTCTCCGCCCTGTCGAGCTTATCTAATTCACTACTTATGGCACTATCAATAAACTCTTTTTTAAAGCCTTGAGGGTATTTCATTTGGTATTTTTTCAGTCTCCTAATCAAGTCTATATTTACATCAAACGTAACCTTTTGAGTAACCTGTTTTCTTTTGGTTATCAGCTTATCAATATAATGAGCTTTCTCGGAAACTTCTACAACTTCGTTCTCATCCGAATAATCTTCTTGTTTATCTATTAATTGATCCTTACTTTTTTCCTCAGCATGGAACGCAGGTCTTATCCTTTTCGGCACTCTTCAACACCTCTTTTAATAGTCTAAAATATATTTTCGCATGATCTCCATTTGGAAAGGCCCAAACTATAGGTTTCCCTTCAGAAGCAACAACCTCCGCATACTTCACTGAGTTCATAATTTTCGTTTTCATCAAGCTGATCCCATTTGTCTTGCAATATTTTTCCACCTGATCTATCATGCTCCTGTGAAGAATAGTGTTCTTTCTAACCTTGATTGCAATTACTCCGCGGATTTGCGGTTCAATTATATATTCATTCTTTAGTACGTTTATCTTTTCTACCAATTTCATTAATCCCTGAGCATTATAAAAATCGGGCTCAAACGGAATATAAATATCATCCGTGGCACTTAAAATAAGTGATGAGATAAATTTCAACTCGGGCGGAGAATCAATGAATACATAATCATACTTATCTTCCACGCATTCTAAAGCCTTCTTCAATCCCGTAATGTATTTTGATAGTGTATTTTCTTTTGCACCCGGCATTGTGTCAACTTCAAAGTAATTCATGTCATCGTTTGAACCTAAAAGATCCAAGTTTGCTCTTAATGGTGTAACAGCTTTTTTTATAGGCATCTTATCAACCAGAACATTATAGACAGTATCCTCAATATCCTCTGGTCTGATTCCGAAATTCACTGCCTGATTCCCTTGCGCGTCCATGTCTACTATTAATACCTTTTTGTCTGGATATGTACTAGAAAGCGCGCACGCAAGATTACTTGTTACGGTACTCTTACCCACACCTCCCTTGTTCTGAATAATGCTTATAACTCTCATATTAAACCCTCCTCTAATAAACTATTCTCCGTGGGTAACAATAAACCTTTTTCCGCGGATTATTCCGTGGTTTTCTACACAACAAAAAAACCGCCGTATAGGCGGTCTCTCATATTTAAAGGGTTAATATCACCCTGAATAGTTGACCTTAAACATAGTTGGTTTTATAAGGAATATTTCGTGTGATTCATCGTGCTCTAACTACATAGTTGACCTCAAACCTTTACCGCCTTTTTTTAGTGTGCGTTACCGGTCGTTTCTGTGCTCTAACTACATAGTTGACCTCAAACCTTGGCGTAATAGTGGGTTGGGCGTGCGGAAGACTGGTGCTCTAACTACATAGTTGACCTCAAACCCTTGTTAGCGCACTTATATTTGTCAACGATGTAGATTTCTCGCTTCATCTGGCGTACTATTGTACATCCATCCACGATTGACCGAGCCGGCCTCAGTGAGTTGTAACTCTAGTTGCCCCATTTTAGGGCTTGGCGTTTCGCCTAACGCGCGCATAAGAATATTCTTCGCCGCGTTCACGTCTCTATCTTCTACATAGCCACAATAAGGGCATGCGTGTATACGTACTTTTAATTCTTTCTTCACAATCTCGCCACACTCGGAACACAATTGTGAAGTATTGTGAGGATTAACCAGCACAACCTCTTTGCCCATTTCTTGAGCTTTAGTTTGGACTTTTGTGATAAACTTCCCCCATGCTGAATCCGCAATTCGTTTAGACAATTTGCGATTCTTCATCATGTTCTTAATTTTCAAATCTTCTAAAGCTATGTAATCATATTTCTTCAACAGTGCATGAACAGCTTTGTTAATCGCATCATTACGCCGGTTTGCTACTTTCTCATGCTGTTTAGATAGCATTCCTACTGCTTTACGTCTGCGATTTGAGCCTTTTACTCTGCGTGATACCATGCGTTGTAAAAATTTTAATCTGCGTTCCGCTTTCAATAGATACTTGAAACTCTCCAAGAATTCACCATTCGAAGTTATTGCTAGACTTGCTAGTCCTAAATCCACGCCTACCTTTTCCCCTGTGTACTGCGTTTTTTTTGGCTCTATAAAGCAGGATATGCACGCATACCAGTTATCGTTTTTGCGCGTGATCGTGCATTCTCGTAGATTTGTACCCTCTATTTCTCTGTGTAGCCTTATCTTTACATCGCCAATTTTTGAAATACGCAACTTGTTATCTACTATCTTGAACCCACGTCCGCCCAGATAGTTGAAACTGTTGTACCTTTTCTTACCTTGAAATTTGGGGAATCCAGCTTTCTTTTCTCCAGCTTTAATCCTGCGAAAGAACCCATCATACGCCTCTTGCAGACGATATATAACGCCCTCCAATACTCGCGAGTGCGTTGTTGTAAACTGGGGAAAATCTTTCTTGATTGCGGACAATTCTTTGATCTGATCAAACTTTGTAATAGACTTCTTTGCTCGCTTGTATGCAGTGATGCGATGCTCTAACGCACAATTATAAAGCCAGCGACATAAGTTCAAAGTTGCAGTAAACCGCTCTTCCTGCTCCCGTGTGGGATACAAGCGAAATTTGTATGTAATCATTGATGTTTCGATGTTTTTCACCTCCCTAGTGAAAAAATGACTGTAGCTTTACTGCAATTACAAACGTGCTACATAGTTGCGTTTAAACACAATCCAATTAGCACGCGAGTTCATTGATGCGAAGTGCTACATCTACATAGTTGTGTTTAAACCTTTAGGAAGTGGCTTTGATTTTTTGTTTTTGGTGTTTGGTGCTACATCTACATAGTTGTGTTTAAACTTCCCACCGTTCCAAAAAGTGTCCGTGATGCGCTGTTGTGCTACATCTACATAGTTGTGTTTAAACCCTTCTCGTAGACTTCTCGCTTCGACGGGCATCCCAACGGAGTGTCCCTCCACGAATGGCCTAGCCGGCCTGAGTATTTAAAATTTTACAATAATTTATTTCACTCTGTCAATCTATTTGTCAAATCGTAGCGAATGAGGTAGAATAGTAGATAGTTACATAAAAACAAGAAGCGACTCTCCCCTCCGCAAAAAGGTTAAAAGGTCGCTTCCGAAAAAACTCTATGGGACAAGTATACACTTTTGAATAACAAATTTCAAGATGTATATCTCATAGAAAAATTCGGAAGCAACTTCGTGGGTGGTCGCATACTCAGGAGGTTTTTTATTATGGAAAATTTAAAGCGCGTAGTAATCAAGGAAGAGCTAGTTAAGTTAACTGGAGATTTTAAGAAGGCTGTTGTATTAAATCAAATGATTTATTGGAGTCAACGTGTTAGGGATTTCGATAAGTTTATTAATGAAGAAAAAGAACGAGCGGAATTTAACGGTGTAGAATCTTTGAATAAAGAATTAACAAACGGATGGATATATAAAAAGGCAGAAGAATTATCTGAGGAAGTAATGATGGGCGTGAGCAAGGCTACAATGGGTCGTATTCTTGATAGTCTAGTCAACTCAAAGTGGATAGATAGAAGACGGAACCCAAGAATGGCTCTAGATAAAACTTATCAATATCGAGTCAATATAATGAACATACAAAAGGATTTAATGGAGTTAGGATATCATCTAGAGGGCTATAAAACACACATTGATGTTTCGAAGTTTCAAAATGAAACTACGGAGTATCATGGTGAAACCTCGAGTTTCAAAATGAAACTTCGAGTTTCAAAATGCGACTCGGAGTTTCAAAATAAAACAGCAATACCAGAGATTATAAACAGAGATTACAAAACAGAGATTATAGAACAACAACAAGAAATCGAAAATCGTGTTGTTGTGGTTCAGGAGAAATTTGAATCTCTCTTTCAAAAAAAGCTGACCAACGAGCAAGTAGAAGATTTAATCACCTTGGCGGACAAGCATCAAGTAGATTTAATTAAGAAAATAGAGAACACGCATGAGTATCACACAAAAGTAGAGCGTTGCCGAAGCGTAATGGCTTCAATCAAGCGGGCTATTACACATGGAGATTGGGAGATTCCCACACCTAAGAAGCAATCCAAACCGCTACCAAAAGCAGTATCTAGAGAATATAAGCCACAGAAACATACTCCTGAACAGCTTGAAGCGAAGAAGTTAGAGATACAACGCAAACTGAAGATGATGCAAGAGGAGGCACTATAGAGTCTTCTCTATGCCCCCTATACGCTTCATATTGCCTCGGAAATAATAGATTAATAGGAATGGGTATACCGCGGAATTATGACGCTTAGAAGGGAAATTTGAGGGGATTCCCTGTAGGGCCTTGTAGAGAGGTGGGGAAAATGAAATGAGAAGGTTAATATTTGGCCTGGTTGGTGGGATGTGTATATTTTTGTTTGTGGTAGCATGTATACTTTTTTTACTAATGCGCATCAATCCTGAACTAGCTAGAAGCGTAGAAGATACTAACGAAAAGGAGTTTGGGAAGATAAGTGAAGACTGGGAATCGACAATTAGAAGTTGGAGAACTTGGATAGAGCAACGCTAATATTCGAATTAATCATTAGCGGTCTTTTAAGTTCCTGAATGCTTGGTCATAGCGTTCATGAGCCTTCTTGAGTGCATCTACAATCTCTGGGCGTACCTTATTTTCTAAGTTTTGTGGAATGCTTTTTCTTTCTCGCTTATTTTTATCCATGAGTTCCACCCCTTTAACACAGTATATCATGCTATAAATCGATGAATATTCGCAACACATTAACTTTTGACGCTGTACTATGTGGGAAATAAAATTATGCGAGAGGTGTGTTAATTGGGAAAATATAAAAGTTGGGGAGTAGGTCTTTTTATATGTCTATTGTGTATAGTTGCATTCACTATATACGGTGTGTTCTGGTGGGTGCCGACCGCTCCCGAAGATGATTATGAGCGTACAATAAGGGTAAATAATATCTTAGAAAAGCGACAAGCGATGAAACGAGAATGGGAAGAATTATGTATACATATTTCTAAAATGTTCTAAAAACACTATCTTTTGACACCCGTTCACTAACTGGGTTAAGATGCTCTTCAGGTGGTGAGCCATGGACGAACTAAAGAACCGAAGATTAGAGATACGACTCTCTGAAAAGGTAATAAAAGAGATTGATAGATACCAGAGAGATAACGGTATAGCGCATCGCACAACAGCGATTGCAGAATTGATTAGATACGCATTGCAATATAAAAAATAAAAAGGAGTGAAAACGTGGAAACGATTGGAATGCTTTTGGGAATTGTACTTATACTTATGCTTGTCGTTTTATCTGGTGTTATATGTTACACGATCGGGAAGACGTGTATATTGCTTCAACAATGGTTATTTAGAAAATTATCGCCCATGGGCAAAGATGGAGGAGAAATAAATGAAAATATTTCAGTCAATCGGTAAATTGTTTTTGGGGCTTATAGGACTTATTGTAGTAGTTGTTATTATAGCTTTATGCATGGGCGGAAAAGACGAGGCAACTAAGGTAACAACGAAAGACGGCAAACAAGTCGAGGTTAAGGGAGATGCCACTGCCAAACTCGGGGACACTGTTAAAGTAGGGGACTGGGAATACACTTTCATTAGTGCGAAAACAGCTAAGACGGTTAAGGGGATCGTTCAAAACGAGACACCCGACAGCGATCAATTTATTGTTGTTAAAGTAAAAGCAGTGAATGTTGGAAAAGACAAGTCAACGCTTTCAGAAAGTCTGTTCAAGCTAAAAGACAAAGAAGGCGCAGAATATGAAGCATCGACAAAGCTATTTAATGAAATGATGTTAAAGCCTCTTAATCCCCATGGATCATTCACGGGTGAAATCGCGTTTGAAGTACCAAACGGGAAAACAACTGATTTCAAATTAGAAGCACAAGGCGGATTTGCGAGTTCCAAAACTGTAGCCGTGGAATTAGGATAGGAAGACAATAGCCCCTTGCGTGAGCAGGGGGTTTTTTGTTGTCTTTTTTTGTTATAAAAGAGCGAAAAATAAAAAAAAAGCAAACAATACTTGTTCAATTGTCGAAATACTTAAAATAATAACCGGAGCTGATATAATGAAAAAAAACGGGGGCGGAGGAGTGCGAAATGGAAACATTAACTGATGAGATAGTAAAATTTTGCATCAGCAAGGAAAGGTTAGACTACAAAAACGCGCAGAATAGTACTTTGCAAGAAATTATCCCTCTTTTGTTTCTTCATCCTCAAGTACGTCACGAGCAAACCCCATCATCTTCGTCAGCATCTCTAATTGACGATCTGAAGCCGGTTTGCCATTTATGATCGGGCGTACAAAGCTAACCGATTCATGTGTTGCCTTGATATGCTTCTCCTCACTTAATCCCAGTAAATAATCCACAGAGACATTTAGTATCTTAGCTATTTTTATTAATGCTTCAGCGGACGGGGAGTTGAGCCCCGTTTCGTAATGCCCCACCATTGAGACAGAAACCCCTATAGTGTCAGCTAACTTCGTTCTACTAATACATCTACTTTCTCTTACTTCTCGTAATCTCGTGTGAAACATAGTTATTAACCCCTATTCTTTCTCTACTATATTCTAAATATTACTATATGTCGTCCGACAATATGAAGAAGACGACATAAATTTTATTCAAAAATATATAGTTAAACTATTGACTTATGATAGTTTAACTAGTATACTATATTTAGCTACAAGATAAATTATACACGGAGGGGGAGCAAAAGTGAAAAGAAGTTTTCTACGTAGCAAAAGAAAAAAATGCGGATTAACACTAAAAGCAGTAGCCGAAGAACTAGGAATCACTTTTGTACACCTGTCACTGATTGAGAGCGGTAAAAAGACACCGTCTCTAGGACTAGCAAACAAACTAGAAGACTTTTTTAAAACACCACAGCGAAAACTACTACAACGAGACGGAGAAAACAACAATGAAAATTAACTACACACTAAGCGCAATAATGACAATGGGACACAAGATCGCAAGTAGCATTAGAAATACGTACAACCAGTACAAAAACGCCCTATCAGCAGGATTGAAAAAGGCTTGGAAGATTGCAAAACTATCACAAGAGTGGAATGAGATAACAGAGTGCCCACAGGTGGCGCATGAAGATATACAAGAAAATTGGGCACAGAGATGCTTAGGAAACGTGGGGAATGAACAATGCGAATTAACAGCGTAGTGAAATACAAAGCGAAGATTGTACTTACCACTGCACAGAGGTTTGAGGTATTACGCCGTGCTATGCAATACGAAAGAAAAACGAAAAGTGCCTCCCACGCATAGGAGACACTTCTAAAAAATCAATGGTGAGAGACAAAAAATGAAAATGATAGACAAGGGAGATTATAACATGAAAATGAGCGACGGTATAGACAAAATTGTACAAGCAATAATCCAATTTCAACACGAAGTACCAGCCATCAAGAAGAATGCTCAGGGATACGGGTACAAGTACGCAGATTATAACAGCATCATGACCGTTATAAGACCCATTCTCGCAAAATGTGGCCTTGCCGTAACGCAAAATCCGCACTACAACGAAGAGGGAACTGTTATCGGTATAGCAACACACATCGAACACGTGTCTGGGCAGTACAAACACTTTGATCCCGTAATGATCCCAATCAATGACAAAGCTAAAAACATTGCACAAGAAGTGGGAACGGATGTTACTTACGCGCGTAGGTATTCCCTTGCATGCGCTCTAAATTTAGTAACCGACGAAGACACAGACGCATTTAAGCCAGAGCCACCAAAAAAGACGACACAAGGCGGATTTACTCGGGATTCCTCCCCAAAATATTCAGAAAAGAAGACGGTTAGCAATAACGGACTTGGGGCATGGAACGAATTAGCAGAGAAGGAACGGTCTGAGATGCGAACAGGTATGCCATACAGACATGATTCTCTAGAATCCCTAGACTTGCCGACCGAGAGGAAGAAATTCTTTGGCATAGCAACAAAAAAAGGGCTTACTGATCCAAAAATGAGGGCATTGGCATATTTGCACTTTGGGAAAGAATCTAGATCAAAATTGACTGCGACAGAGTTTAACAAGTTGAGCGAGATATTAGAAAGAGAAGACGACATCGGGATATTAAAAATGATCCACAAGGCTAAGGAAATGAGAGAAGCAAGTTAAATTCGGGGGTGGCCACCCCCTTTACATAGATAAAAAATCTAGGATGTGAACGCACATGGATAAGGAAATGTGGGACATGTTAATCGATAAGCAAAACAAATTAAAGTCGAAAATGATAGATGAGATAGGGAAAATTTGGGGAGTGCAATTTGTGTTCGAGGGAAAAGAAGCACTAAATTTAAAGGTCTTCTCTCGTAATCTTGATACACTAGTAGAGAGATTCGAGGACGCTGGAGAGTTCATAAGCGTTGGTAGCAAGATGGAAAAAGTATTAATAAACAAAGAGAAACTACTGTATCTTAGCATTGATAAAACGGGGGAAAGCATACGATGAATATTTGTCAATTCGCTGGAAGAGTAAGCGAGGAAGCGGAACTAACTTACACAGATAGAGGCATGGCCAAGTGTAAATTCAAAATGATCGTCGGGAAGGGCGGAAGTGATAAAGAATTTGAAGTACCTCTAATCGCATTGGGAACCCTCGGCGAGAAACACGCAGGAGAGCTAAAGAAAGGGGTCAAGGTGCTCGTTAATTCACACTTTGAACCGTATACCTACCCCTCTAAATTTAAAGAGGGACAAATGAACACAGTTACGCAGTTTCTAGCACGCGACATTCTCCTACTTGCGCAGGAAGATATTTCAAAATATTCGGTGAATGTTGAGGGGATTAAACTGCCTTGGGAGTGATACCAATTGATTTCTACTGTTACGAGCTTACTAGATTCCGCTCTCGACTACGCTAATCGCGGTTGGTATGTATTCCCCTTAAAACAAGGCTCTAAGATTCCTTTTTTAAAATGGAAAGACGAGGCAACGCGAGACGAAGAAAAGATAAAAGCGTGGTGGGCTAAGAATCCTAACTACAATATTGCAATTGTTACAGGAGAGAAAAGCGGAATTATTGCAATGGACATAGACCCACGCAGTGGGGGAACAGAAACACTGTTTGAACTTGTTACAAAACACGAGGCACTACCACACACCACTGCTTTTAAAACAGGCGGAGGGGGAATGCACTACATCTTTCAGCATCCAAATTTCAAAGTCACTACTACATCTAACGTGTTCGAGGGCATCGATTCCAAGGGCGACGGGGGCTACATTATTGCCCCTCCCTCCCTGCATGCGAGCGGTAAAAGATACGAAGTGCAAACGATTGGAACGCTTGCACAAGCCCCGACATGGTGGGCGGAAAAAGTAAAAGCACCAGAAAAAATAGTCATCGAGGGGGTGAGAAAAATTATTGAGAAACCGTTTCCAGCTGAAAAATACCTACAAGGCGACCCCATTACAAAAGGGGGCAGGGACGAAACACTGTACAAAATGGGTTGCTCTATGCGCAGGTATGGACTAGACAAAGACGAGATATTTAACGTACTAAGTGAAGTAAATGAAACGCGGTGTATACCCTCACTAAGTATAAAAGATATCGCGCGCATTGCGGAATCAGCTTCCAAATTCGAGGCAGGTGTTGTAGTGCCTGTGGAGTTCGGGAAAGAGCAAATAGAGTTCTCTGTCGAGGGCATTAACGCGCCTCATCATTATCAAATTGATTGGGATGGTATATCGTATACAAGCTACAAAAAGAATATTCCAACGACGCGCAAAATATTCTCCGTTCCCGTTGAAATCACTCGGCGTTTAAGAAATGTAGACACTGGAGAGGAAAAAATTGAAATCTCGTTTTATAGAGACAAAAAGCGGATTTCTGTTATCGCATCACGAAGCACTGTATTTAATGCATCCAAAATAATCGAACTTTCTAACAGGGGACTCCCTGTATCCAGTGCGAACGCTAAAGACTTAGTGCGCTACCTAACTGACTTCGAAGCATCCAACTTAGAGCGCGAGGCGGAAACATGCGCAAGTCGTTTTGGATGGCTAGGCGAACATACATTCTTGCCTCGGGTGAACGATGAAGGCATACAAATTGACGCAATAGACTCATTCAAAAAGGGGTATGTATGTTCGGGTGGGGTGTCCGAGTGGGTGGAAACTGTTCGCCCTGTGCTAAATTTCCCAATCGCTCGCTTTATGCTAGCCAGTTCCTTTGCTTCGCCACTACTTAAAATTTTAAATGTACGTAGCTTTGTTGTCTATGCGTACGGGCGTTCTGGGGGAGGAAAGAGCACAGCACTAAAAGTCGCGCTCTCGCCGTGGGGGAATCCTACAGACACGATAACTAAATTCGGAGACACTACTGTGTCGATCGAAAGGCGCGCGTCGTTTCTGTGTAATGTGCCATTGGGCTTAGATGAAAGACAAAGTGAGCGCGATCAGCAAAAAGTAGAACAGCTCGTATATATGTTGGCCAATGGACAATCTAAAGGGCGAGGCACAAAAGAAAGCGCAGGCATACAAGAACAAAGCACATGGGATTTAGTCACAATTGCCACAGGGGAGGACTCCTTAACCTCATACCACAGCAAAGGGGGAATTGTAACACGCACAATAGAGATTTTTGGCAGGCCGATAGATAACGATGACTTGTCTGCGTCCTTACATGCGAAATTAGAAGACACACACGGGACGTCAGGGGCGGAATTTGTACGCAGAATCTTAAATATCAAAGGTGAGATTAAGAAGCTGTTTGACGCGGTAAAAGATGATCTTAGAACCGTCCACGGCGAAAATATTGGCACTCATCTTTCTATTGTATCCGCGGTATTGGTGGCAGAATATTATATGCACAAGTTCTTTTTTGGAAAAGATGACCTAGCGGACTCCTTGCATCTCGCATCTAGCGTTCTGAGTGATCTTGTTACGCGCGATGACATGGACGATGCCAAACGCGCATACGAAGCATTCCAGAGTTGGTTCTATGTAAATCAAAGTTCATTTACTGATTTCGCAAAAGAAGAATACGGATGGACAAACAACACGCCAGCGGACTACGTCTATATCTATCCTACTATTTTTAACAAAGCGATGAAAGAACTAGGGTTCAATGAACGCAGAATAAAACAAGAGTGGGCGCAACGAGACTGGATCAAAACAGAAGTACGCGGAAACGAGGGGAAGAGAAGGCTCACCGTGCGAGAATGGCGCAGTGACAAGAATGAAATTATTAGCGTGGTTGCTGTGAGGATGGGAAAAGGTGGCCACAAGTAGTTGAGTGGACAGCGAGTGGACAGCGGAGTGGACAGTGAAAAAACCCAGTAATACCAACACTTATATATATATACTGTCCACACTGTACACTAATATATATATATACTACGTGTAAAAAAGTGTATCTCTTATACATTATAAGTTTTTTTATATACGTATGGTATGTTCCTAAAAAAGTGGACAGTGTGGACAGTAAACGCCAAACCCCTTGAAAACACTGGATAAATCTGGTGTACACGAGTAAAAAATGAGTGGTCAGTAGTGGACAAAAGAGTGTACAGGCTGTAGAGAAAGAAAGGGGAAAAACCAATGTTAACAGAAAATTCAGTGTATAGAATACAGCGCGAACAAGAGGAACTTATCGAAAGCGTTATAAATATCCTAAGCTACACAGAAATAAAAGCGTCTCTAGCAGTCTGGGAAGCACTGGAGGGGAAAGATTCGGCTACGTTGGTTATGTCGTCTCTAGCGGACAAATACAACTTCACACGTACCAGCATCGTGAACGCTATACGGAAACTAGCATGCGCAAGAATTTTGAACTCTCAATCACTAGGTGTTAAAGGAACGTTTATCAACATCTTAAACCGAAACTTTTTCGAGCATCTAGAGAGGCAAAACCGTTGTTATCACTGAGTTGGAGGGGTGTAGCCCCTTCTTTTTTTTACGCTAAAACGAACATATTTCCGCAAACATATATTTTTAATATACAATCTATTTAGGAGGTGCATGATGGGCAAAGCACAACGAGACAAAGGAATGCGGTTCGAGAGAGAAGTGGCAAAAGAGTTGGGTGGGACAAGGGTACCACTGTCCGGAGCCATGGGCGGAGAGTACGTCGGAGATGTAAAAGCACTCGGGCTTACAATCGAATGCAAGGCCAGAAAAGACGGGTTTAAGCAGTTATATAAATGGCTCTCCAGTTCCGACGCGCTTGTTATAAAAGCCGACGGAAAAGAAAACTTATTCATCATACGAACATACGAGCTGTTAAGGCTATTAAATATAGATCACAAGAGTGAAGACGAACTAGAAATATACTCGCGTCTGGTTACCACAAAAAGAAGACTAGATGAATTAGAAGCAGTATTAGCAAAACAATACAACCCTCTTAGTTTTGGGGAAAGATTATTGAATATTCGGAAAAGAAGAAAGCAGGCAATAAAAAATGTTGCTGACTTTATCGGCGTAACACAAGAAGTTGTAAGCGATTGGGAAAATAACGTATCTAGACCAACGCTAGAAGAAATTATTCTCCTATCGCGTTTCTATTGCGTTTCATCTCGGTATATAGAACTGGGGCTAATCGAACGAGGGGAAGACAGATTAGAGAGGGAGCAAGAGCCAGCATGACGGAAGAACATAAGCAAATGGGGTTATTTACCGAAAGAATAAGAACGCCCGAGGGGATAAAATATGCTTGCGTGTGTTGTAGAGCGCGTTTTATTCCAAGTCATGAATTGAATTTTGTGTGTCAAAAATGTATGGAAGAGGTGGGCAACGATTGGGATTGCGAAAAGACACGTTTAGGTACATAGAAAAAGAAATCTATGACTATCCGCAAACTCTAACGCATTTGCAAGAGCTACGCGAAGACATTATGAATGCTACTCCCGAGGTGCAGGAAATACGAAGCACTGATATATCCGACCCCACATTTCGTACGGTCTCTATACTAACTACACACAAATTAAAGTTACGCATGGAAGAGATTATATTTGTTATTGATCTAGCGTTCGTCAATACGCTTCCTGAAATCCGAGACATTCTACAAGATAAATATTGGCATAACCCCGGTAAGCGTTGGGCGGATGTAGCAGAACAATACAACACTCACACACGCCAGATTCATAGATTTCGAAGTGCTTTTGTACAAGACATTGCGAGACGGTTAGGAATGAACTAAAAAAAGGCCATCGGCCTCTTTTATTTTGCTTCTTTAAGCATGTATACGTCCCGTGTCACACGCGCATTCACTTCATCTATACGCTCAACTTTCTTCTCTACACGCAGTATGTCTTCTTTTAACTCGTCTCTAACAGCATCTACTTTAGTATCTAAGACACTTACTTTATTGTTTAAGTCTATTAGATGCTTATCTATTCTATTTAGTAGCTCAATTATCTTATCATTTTGCATTCGGTACACTTCCTTTGTATCTATTCTACTACAAATATTATCTTTTCTCCTGCTGTGTATTTGGATAATGTTATGATTGCTTAGGATTTGGCTGATCTTTTTCAATTAACCAAACGTTGCGGAACTTTATAGCCTTAATCTCTTCTCGTATGCACAGGCTTCTTATATATCCCTCAGAAAGATTCCATTTTTTAGATGCTTCCAACACACTCATATGAGTATCAAACACAGTATCACCTCCCCTTTATACTCATATTATAACACCTGCGTCGTCGTTTGTAAATGGTTATCTAATAATACAACGGGAAAATCTTTCATCTTGTTTTACTTTGTCGATAATCATTTCTTTCAGAGCTTCTATTTCTTCATCTCTATGTAGCTCCGTGGGTTGATAATCTTTTCTTTCACGGTCTACCATGATGCGAGCGAATCTCCTGAAGAAGGGCTTTTCTTCTAATACAGGTGGGTACTTACAATTTTCGATCGGTACAATAATCCTTTCTTTAAGTAACTCAACTTGATCCAGATAAATTATCTCCACATATTCCCTAGTTGTTAACATTTTCATTTCCCCTTTTGTGTGTGTTGTTCATTATAACACCTGCGTAGTCGTTGGTTTAATAACTAGAGCATCCCCACACGGCGTATTCTGTTTCTCCTTCGCCATACGTACATGACTCAAGTGTAGTTGTTCCTAGATCGTTAAGAGTGGATACTGCTTTCTCTACTACTTGAGTTAATCCGTACTCGCTTACTAGATCGATCATGCTAGAAGCGAATTCTTCAACATCATCAATGTCAACTGTTTGCGTTGTGAATCGTTCTTCTAAAATATTTTCTAACTTTTCTTCTTGTTCGATTGTTATTTCAAATATGTCTTTCATGTTCATTTCCCCTTTAGTGTGTTGTTCGCTTGCTATACTTATATATTAACACCTACGCCGTCGTTGGTCAATAGTTATAACAAAGTAAGTGTATTCTGAATTTTGTCCGAAACATGTCCACATTTGCATATAAAATTGGTATATAATGGTAATATAAAAATTGTGTAAACGCTTGTTCCCTGCTGGTTCAAGCTAGGTTCAATTTAACCCCTCCACTTGGTAGGGGTTATTTCTTATGGAAAGGACGGAAAAATGAAGCTAACAGACAAGCAGAAAGCCTTCTGCGATTACTATATTATTACTTTAAATGCGTCTGAGAGCGCACGGCGAGCAGGATACAGCCCGAAGACAGCCGAGTGCATAGGCTCTGAGAATTTGCAGAAGCCTTATCTTCGCGAATATATAGATGAACAGTTAAAGAAGAAAGAAAACGAACGCATAGCGAAAGCGGACGAAGTACTTATGTTCTTAACAAGCATTATGCGCGGTGAAATTACAGAGCAGTCACCGCTTGTTTTAGGAAAGACGTTTAAGGTGCTGAATAAAGAGCCGAGTGTTAAAGATCGGCTAAAAGCCAGTGAATTGTTGGGGAAACGCTATGCACTCTTTACAGAGAAGCATGAACTAAGCGGAAACTTAGGTCTAAGTATTAGCGTAGACTACGGTGAAGAAATTGAAGAAAATTAGCGTACCAATGAATGGAGTTTTCAGAAAAGTTAATGCAAGCAGGAAAAGGTATCGTGTACTTCGCGGGTCAGCTGGTAGCGGAAAAAGCGTTAATGTAGCAACAGACTTTATTTTAAAACTTTCAGACCCACGCTACAAAGGTGCAAATCTACTTGTAGTGCGCAAAGCAGACGTAACCAACAAGCATTCTACCTTCGCCGAGCTAAAGGGAGCTATTTTCCGAATATTTGGCGACCAGTGGGAAAGTTATTGGTCTATTAAACTATCACCTCTCGAGCTACGTTGCAAGGTAACGGGCAACATGATCATATTCCGTGGAATGAACGACGACCGCGAGCGAGAGAAAATTAAATCCGTCAACTTCGATCACGGTAAACTAACATGGATTTGGATAGAGGAGAGTACAGAGCTAGAAGAGGCGGACATTGATATATTAGACGATAGATTGCGTGGACAGTTGCCAAAAGGGTTATATTACCAAATCACGTTTACATTCAACCCCGTGTCGGCCATGCACTGGATCAAGAAAAAATATTTTGATAGACAACACGAAGATGTATTAACACATCACAGCACGTATAGAGACAATCGCTTCATAGACGAAGCCTACTATAGAAGAATGGAACGCAGGCGAATTGAAGACCCAGACGGCTACCGCGTCTATGGCCAAGGGCTTTGGGGAGAAATTGGGGGGCTTATCCTCAACAATTACACTATTCGTGAGTTCAACACAGACTTTTCCAGCTTTGACAGTATGGTACATGCGATTGATTTTGGTTTCAATCACCACACGGCATTATTAACCGTCGGATTCAAAGACAATGAATTGTTCGTATGCTCTGAAGTATATGTGAATGAGATGGAACAAAGTGATATAATAGAGTTAGCAAAAAGGCGAAATATTGACAATAGACTGAGAATGTACTGCGATAGTGCTTCCCCAGATTTAATACAAACTTGGAAGCGAGCCGGATTCCTAGCGCAAGCTGTTGTCAAAAATCCTGGTAGCGTCAACGCCCAGATTGATATTTTGAAGAAGATGAAAATTAATATACATCCATCATGCTTGAACACGATACGCGAAATACAGCAATGGAAATGGAAGAAAGATAAGAAATCTAATATCTGGTTAGATGAGCCAGTAAATTTTAATGATGACGCAATGGCCGCGCTACGCTACGCAATAGAACCAATCAGACAACAAAAAAATCCGCGTGTTCGATGGATATAATCGGAATCGGAGGGGATTGTGTGTTTGCTTTTTGGTTGGGTATATTGATCTATTGTGTGTGTGCATCAGTTCCGTCGCTGGTAGATTTTGCTAGAGAAGAATTCTTAGAAATCGCAGAGAAGGAAGAAGGTGTATGATGAAAGGGTGGATGGATTATGTTCTTGATTGGACAATGGGAGTTGTATTTGTGTGTTTAGCGTTGCTCATGATTTGTTTTGTTCTGTGCGTTGGTCTAGGTATCTACTATGCGATAGCACAACCAGAGATGACGCAAGAAATTAGCAAAGAGGAACAAGTTACCAATGATGACAGCGGATGGCTTACAGGGTTTATAATAGGAAATATGCTAGGTGCTACGACATCAAGTACTTACCGCAGTAGCCCTTCAAGTAACTCTGTGCGTAGTTATACTAGATCGTCTACATTTAGTAGCGGAGGGCGGAGGTGATCCGGTGATCACACAAGATCAACACTTTTCAGAGTTGGAACAAATGTACGCAGAGGGAAAAGCAATAGAGAAGTCTAGAAACGCTAAGGTTATACGCGCTTTAAGGGAGTTAGCGGACGAAATAGAGACAGAGAGTGTAAATGTAGAAGCATATACTTATCATTTTCGTTTGCCCACGGCATACTCTGACGAATACGAAAATGATCATGAGTCTATCGCTGTGGAGTTTTCGCGTAAGGGGTGATCGGATGAAACTGTTTGTATTTGAACGTTGTGATTGGGTCCCATACAGATTTGACCTAGTATGCGCAGAAGATGAGCAAGAAGCCAGATCTTTCTTAGATAAAAAACACATACTCTTGGACGTGTACGAAATAGAAAAAGGCATAATAGGAGAAGTTTTTGGAGGGTGATCGGATGAGTAAAAACAAAGAAAAGATTATATCCGAGTTGCGTGCATTAATCGAGGATATAGAAAGAAACGATGTGCAGGTATCCAAATTTGTGTATTCTCTAGACACCAATGACGGAAATGAAGGATGGGGGGAAATTGAAATCAAATTTGAGAATGCGCCGATATATAGCTAATGAGGGTGATCGGATGGGAAAGAAACCAGTTTACGAAAAACAATTTGAACATTTGAAAACTGTTAAAGATAGCTCGGATGATGGATTAATGAATATAGTGCTATTGATGGTATTAGGATTTTCGTGTTTAGCTTTGCTCTTGAGTATATGGATAAAATAAGGGGTGAGCGGATGAGATCATTATTTGTGTCCTTCACAGGAACAGTCTTAAGATTTAGTATATTTTCAGTTATATTCTGGGGTGTGTACAAGTGGATGGTGAGGTGATCGGATGGACATAAG